CGCCGTAGGCAATGAGAGTGCCGCCAGTCAGCGCAGTGAAGACGCCTACGGCCACAATGGTTCCCCACGAGCCGCCAGCGGTCGGGTATTCGACGTTTGCAGTGTTAGTCGCTGTGTTGCCGCTGACTGTCATGGTGAATGACTGGCGAGCGTAGGAAGTGCCGCTGCATTCAGTGCCGCCGCCACCTTCTCCTGGGGCTACAGTGTAAAGGGCCAGATACCATGCGGTCGGGCGCGTCACAGAAGTCGCCGTGAATAACCATTCCAGCGTAGTGGTTTCAAAGGTGTTTGACAGGCTCATGCGACAACTCCATTGTTTATGCTATCACGGAAAACTACGCGACAACTCCCGGCATTGGTGCGCGTAGCGGGCTTCCTGCGTAACGACGACCAGCTTCAGCATTCATAACGGACGCGAGCGTCTCGTCATACTCATTTTTCCATAATGCCACACGTTCATCCTCTTTTAAATAGGCAGGAGTGTGGCGCAGGACAGCGTAGGTGTAGAGGTCGAGATAGTCGTCGGCCAGCCACGAGGTGTTGGTGGTCGCAAAGTCAGGAACCTTGCTGTAATAGGTCATAATGATCGACCGCGCAGGATCGTCAGTCGCTGCCATAGGCCCGACAAAATACAGCGCGTCATTGGCGATGGTGTAGATCGGCTGGAACGTGCTGGCGTTTGCCAGTTTGATGCGCTCGCGCTCGTAAGGCGAGACATACTGCATAGGCGCGGGAGGACTATCAGATGTGATTGTCCGCATTTCCAGATAGTTCGCCGGAAGGGCGATGGAGTCAGCAATCAAGTCAGCGTTGGCGACGATTACCATGCGCTGAATCCGCAGATCGCGGTTCAGGCGGGCGTGGGCCATGTTGACCATGTTGTCGAGGTCTGCCTCGAATACTGTGTCCCCGTTGCGCCAAACGAACCGCGCAAGGTAGGCTTTGAAGGTAGCGTAGTTCATTTCTGATGCACCCTTAGTCGTGACCACGTTCCATCGCGTAGCTTACCTTTAGCATAGATTGCCCACTCACGCGACCCTACTGATGCGCCGCATTCTTTTGCCCATTGCTGGGCGATGAGAACGGGAACTGTGCCAAGGTATTTGCCACCAGCGGGGCCAGTGTTGGGACGCAACGTCTCCGCTGCGTCCTTGGCAGCTTCTAGGATGCCCTGCACGTTCTGCGTCTTAATGAAGTGAAACTCCGTCCCATTTGGATTGAGATACAGCTTTTCAACGATGGGCGAAGACGGCGGGCGCATGGGATTACTCAATGTAGGGCTTGAGGTAGCCGAGTCTGTTGTAGTGCGAGGCCAAGTCAGGAGTCAGTTCGACCACAGAGCCGGGATGAATCAAAGATTCCATGCCGCCGCCGTTAGGGCTGATCGCGCCGTTGATGACTTCGTATTTGGTCGTGGCTGGCTTTGCTCGCTTCTTGGGGGCAGCTTCTTCTGCGATTTTGACATCGACTTCAACGACAGCAATTTCAGGTTCGTTAGCCATAATTCACCTATGTTGGAGGAGTAGGGGCGGCGTTACCGCCGCCCCCGTTGATATTAGGCCGCTGCGCCAGTGGTCGCGTGGATCGCGCCGTGGGCTTTCTCGTTGGAGATTTTCAGCGTGTATTCGCAATGCACCATGCGGCGCTTTGCGTGACCAGTCTGAGCCAGTTCGGTCTGACGCGGGGTCTCCAAGAACGACAGGCTCGCGTATTCCGGGTCCAGAACGTACACCGAGTAGTTGTTCGATGCAGTGGTTTGCTGGAAGCGGTTCGGGACAACTGTCATTTCCCCGAAGTCCGAGTCATATACGTCAATCGCGGCAGTCAGACGCTTGTCGATAGCGTCCTTGTAGCGAGTGGCGTTGCCAGTGAAGGTCTGCGAGATAACGCGCTTGTTGTTGGCGTTGACCATGATGATCGAAGGCGTAGCGCCTTCGTTCCAGCAAGCCTGAATGACGTTGTTCAGGTTGGTTTCAGTCAGGACAACAGCAGTACCCGGAGTCAGGGCAGCGTCAGGATAACCAGCAGTCGTGCCGGACAGAGTGGGCGCAGCGCCACCCGAACCCAGAACGATGTTGGTACGCAGCCATGCGGGCAGACCAGCAGCTTGACGGGCAGTACCCGACGAGCCAGCGGCAGCAGCGATGTTCTGGAGCAGCATGGCTTCCATATCGCGCTTCATTTCTTTCAGCTTGATGGCAACCTGAGCGGCCAAGCGCTGTACGTTTTCGGCGGCTGCATCAACAGCTTCCGAGGTGTTCGACACCGAAACGATCTTGTCGCTGATCTGGGTGTAGTTCCCAAAACGCTTGCCAAGAGTACCTACGTCTTCGCCGGGAGCATCGTCACCTTCGATGACGCGGTTCGAGGTCGAGGGCGAGGCCAGTTCCACAACAGTCCACTCGTGATAAGTGTTGGTTGCGGCGGGGCCGACACCGATTGCAGTCTGGAACGGCGTCTCCTCAGGGGAGATCATCGTGTACTGCTGTTCGAGGTCTTCACGGATGACAGTGTTGTCATACGTTTCGATGGTTTGTGCATCAACTGCCATGATAGTCTACCTTTTCGGTTTGCGGACAAGCATGGTGGCGGCGATGTCTTCGACGCGACCTGACTTGCGAGCGGTTTCCAGAGCGGCCTTCTGACTCCGCGCAATCGCAGACGCAGCAGCGACAGTTTTTGACGTTCCGGGCCTCATGGTGACGGCTGCTTTCGCCTGTTTCTGGGGTGCTGCTTGCCCTTTCGCCTTCAGTTGCCTGTAGGCAGCGGCGTCAGCCAGCACGAGATACATACGATGATCCACGATGTCGGCCAGTTCAGCGTCATTGAATTGGTATGCACGAGCGGCGTCTACCATCATTCGCTGGATTTCCGGCCCTTTTACGGGATCGCGCAGCACGGGCATTGCTTCAACAAGTCGATGAGCGGCTTCTGCCTTCATCTGGTTGATTTGCTCTGCTTCCTGCTGCTGGAACAGCGCCACAGCTTGCTGCACTTTGGTTCGCTTCGCTTGAAGTTCACCTTGCTCCGCCCGCCAATTCTCCATTTGCATGAGGTATTGGGTAGGGTTGGTTTGCTGAAGTGCGGGGTTAGGCTGCGGGATTTGAGGCTGGAACATCAGACTCTCGAAGGCTGTGAATGCTTTCACGAGGTTCTGACGGCCAGAGTTTAACTCCTGCTCCACTTGGACCTTGAGGCTCTCAGCCTGTTTCTTGGTTTCAGTGGCGATTTGCAGTCGTTTTTCGATTGCTCCTTCACCAGAATAGGCACGTTTCAAGTCAGCGAGCGTTACTTCTCGACCCTCTCCATCTACTGTCACCGGGATAAGCGTATCGTCGGTTAGTTGGAACGTCTCGAAGTTTTCATCATCTTCGTTGGCGGTGTCATCGGTGGGGGCGTCACCTGACTCAGATTCTGACTCAGACGTCTCAACTTGGTCTTCGACGCTATCGTCCGCAGCGTCAGCGGTAGTCTCCTCCTCCTTTACAGGGTCAGCGGAGACGATCATGGAGGCAGCAATGTCGTCCATCGACATCTTGCCAGTCGGTTGTCCGGCTTCAAGAGCCATTAGCTTTTCCTCTCATCGACCTGCCGCGCGAGATTACGCAGCGTTGCTCGAAATGTATCCACAGCCCTGACTTTGGCGTGGATGTGAGTCATGCTTACAGTGTCTTGACTGTCAACGGAACAAAATTCTGCAAAAGCCTCTGCAACCATCTGATTGCAGATGTCGGTCACGACCACATCTTCCAGCAATTCGCGGGCGCGGCGGGCTTTTGTGAAGGCATCAGCCATTCATTGGCCCCGCTTGTTCAGGGGTTGCGGGGGCTGCTGGAGGCGTAATCGGCTCGGCCACAGGGGCTTCATAGGGCGCCGACCGAATCTTTTCCTGCTCCAGTTTGATCTTTTTCTCGTCAATCGCTGACTTGGAGGCAGCAATTTCGAGGTCTTGGGCCATTTTGTCGCGCTCAAGATCGTCCTTGGCGGCAAATTCCAAGGCGCGGATTTGATTGTCTAGCGCGAGGCGGCGCTCCTCTAGCATCGAAGTGACGTAGAGTTCGCGTTCTTTGAGTTGCGCCTTGATCTTTTCGGCTTCGATCATGGCAGTGCCGGGGTCAACCACAGGCTGCTGGTTCTGAGCGGCCTGTTGGGCTTGCTGGGCGAGGATTTGCTCGACTTCCGGCGTGACGGCGGAGAAGTAGCGGCTGACGTTGTAGATGCCGTACAGCTTCGTCATGTCTTCCAGCGTGTTGTAGATGTTGCGGTAGGTCACGATGGGGTTCATCGGCCCAAGGGTCGCCACAATCTCTTTCTGCTGCGCTAGGACGCCCTGTAGGCCCGCCAGCTTCTCTGTAGCCTCTCCAGTACCCAGACCCACGTTGGCGCGCATATACAGCGTAGGATCGAACATGGCGGTGTCTACGGGGACGTAATCGCCGTTCACTTCCATGATCTGCTCGCGCGGCATATGCCACATGGACAGCTTGAGGATGCCGTTGAAGACAGTCTTCATGCCCTCTGCAATGTTGCGGGCCATGACTTCGATCTGGCCTTGCGAAAGCTGGATCGTGTTCATGGCGGCTTCGCGGGTCGTGGACTGCAAAGCATCGTGGTCGAGGCCCATTGCAGCGCCAGTGATGCCCACTTTCTGCTCTGTGTCTTGCTTGAGGAACTGCAAGAGAGGCAGCATGGACGAAATGGTGGACTGAACCCCAATTTCTTGGATTTGTCCGGCTGACTTGAAGCGAATAGGAGCGCCTACAGCGGGGTTCAGTACATCATCCATGTTCACGAGCGTGTCGTGAACAGCAAGGCGGCGGTTGTTTGAAAGGTGTGCGTTATCGACTGTCGCCCGTAGCAGCGAGGTCATGGTGTCTTGTTCTTGGCGCGTAACGTCGAAGATGGACTTGCCAAAGACAGTGTTTGGTTCGGGGTCGATGGAAATGAGGCCGAATGGGACTTGTGCAGCGCGTTCATGGTGCAGAAGTTCGTAATTCGTGCCGCCAAGCCAGAAACGATAGAGTTGCGGGATGCCAGTGCCTTCGAGGTCGTAGCGAGCGTAGCATTCCGTAATCAAAACGAGCCGCATCATGCGGTCCATTGACTCTTGCTCCGTGACTTTCATGTAGCCACGGCGGTATTCGGATTCGCCAGCCCCTGCGTAGAGTTCAACGTCCACTGTGTCGAGGTTGTCGAGGGCTTCAAACGGAAGGCCCATCGCAACGGCATCGCCCACGCGCATTTGGCGGCGATGCCCGATAACGCGGGCAGTTTCGATGTTCGAGGCGTTTTCGTCGATGAAAAATTCTTCGAGTGGCACGTTTTCGACGCGAATTGTGCCGTTTTTGACGTAAATTGCGATTTGAGCGTCAAAAAGTTGGATCGGAGTGCCGTCAGGCGAGACGATTACGGGCTGCGCTGCGGACGGTTCCACAGACATGACCAGTGCGTCAGGTTGAGCAGAGATTCGGTCGATTTCTTCAGTCGGAATTGCAGTCAGGTCGTAATATTTGACTTCAGTCGAGTCATCGAACCAGAATTTCATCACGCCTAGCTTCTTCAGCATGGCATTTTGGATGCAGTCGTACAGAGATTGGTAGCCGTTGGAGCGGAAGAACAGCGAATTGACGAATTTGGACTGCTGTGCGGCGATGGAAGCGGACTTTGTGCCGTTTGGAACAAACTCGACGATGGTGTCTGCTTGCAGGAAGATGCGTAGGAGGGACGGACGCGCACTACGGATCGCGTCCCGAACTGCTGTCATCACGACTTTGGAGCGACCTTGGACAGTTTGAATGTCAGTCAGGCCATCGTAGTATTTTTGGGCTGTTTCCCAGTCAGGCATGAACTGCTCGTCAATGAAATTAACGGCAGTATTGACCAGCGCACCAAGTTCGTGCGCTGCGTCATCGACAGAAATGGTCTGATCCTCCGCAGGAGGAACTGAAGTGTCTAGGTTCCAGATGTCTTCAGCCATTTCTTACCTCAAAGTCAGCGATTATCGACAATAGCGACAAGGATTTGCGGTTTTGTCTCGTCGATCAGGCGGTGCTTAACGTGGTTGATCTTCGCGTAGTAGGCGCTCGCCTTGTTATTCGGGCTGGGCGGCGAAATTGTCGTCGCCATCAGCTTTTACCGACTTTGCCGTTGCTCCGCATGGCTTCAGCCATAGTCTTTTTGACGATAGCTGACTGCTTCACAGGGTCCATCTTCTGCTTACCATCAGACGAAAACATACCGCCGTTGGTCGGGGGCATGATCTTGGGAAAGGGGTTCTTTACGCCGCGAATAGGCATTTTGGCCTCCAAGTTACAGGTGCAGTTGCGTTACTCTACCAGTTAGGCGGCTTTTGGTCAACGAAGGCTCACACAAGGCCCGGAGTAGACCACTGAAGCGGCTTCTTCCAGCTATTTCGCCCATTCGACCTTCCGACTGCAATAGCGCCGCCGCCAGCAAAAGTCAGGCAAAGTGCGTCCGCCAAGTTGGGCGATCTGACTCCGCGCTGCTTCATCGCGCCCTTTGACTCGACATCTGCCTTGCCTGTCGATGTGAAGATCGCTTGCGGCTCCGCCAATTCCGACATCAGCTTTTCAGCCAAGTCCAAGTCTTTTGGGAAGACGACATTGCGCTGCTCCAGCCACTCCCTGACTGCATACCACAATTCCGCCCGCAACCGCGTGAAGCGGTCTTTCATGGATGGTGACTCAGCGACGTTAACATCAACAGCAGGTAAACCAAGCTCGCGTAAGCGGTCAGCGACCCCAGCACCAAGGCCAATGGAATCAACGAAGATGGATTCTGGACGCTCCTTGTCGGGCGTCCTGTCCCAGCGCTCTTTGACGCGCCCAGTGACGCGCATGAGGTCTGCATCATACCATTCGATGAGTTCTTCAACGTGGTTGTCGGCTCTGATACAAAAGCCTGTCGGGTCGCCGCCGCGTCCGGGGTCCACACCCCATACACGCTCCGCGCCGCGTAGGAGGTCAACGTCTCGGCCCCATGCGCCATCAATCAACTCCTTGGGAATTACAGTGTCGGCTACGCTCTCAGGAAACTCGCCCAAAACTTTGTAGCGGTAGGTGTTCGAGCCTGTGCCGTAAGTCAGGGCGATGTTGTCAACGAAATCCTGCGTCACCCTAGAACTATCGAAAGAGGACACTTTCTTGGTGAACCACTTGTGCTTCAGGATTGAGTGCGTCTTGTGGAAATAGCCAGTCGGTCGCGTTGGGTTGCCGATCAGGATGAAGATAGAACCAGCCGACGACATTGTGCCTTCTGCAAACTCGAACACGATGTCCGGCACACCGCTCGCCTCGTCCACAATCGCCATCACATGACTTGCGTGGATACCGGCCAACGCTTCAGGCGAGTCAGCGCGGGCGGTTCTGAACGAGATGAAGTTGTTGTCGCCGCCCGGAGTGCGCCTAATGCGGTCCTCAGTCATCTCAATCTGGACGCGCAGAAAGTCAGGAAGGCGGGCGATCCAGCGTTTCGTCTCTGGTATAAGGCCGTCTTTCAACTGCGAACTGGACGGAGCAGTCACAGGAATTTTCACATCGTCCCTAAACAGCAGATAGTGGAACGACAGCCAAGCACACAAGGCTGTCTTACCAACTCCGTTCCCAGATCGAATTGAAATTCGCGTCTCGCCG